CCCCATCAGACGCGCTTCAAGAGCACAGAAAGGATCACACCAGCCAGAGTGGTGGTGGTACCAGTCACATCGAGGGACAGGCGGTCGCCAGCCTCGAGGATGAGATGGGCTGCGGTGCTGGTCAGTTCACCAGAATCAGCCGCATCGAACTTCTGCTCGGTGAGAGCAGTGCCCTTGAGGTTGATCTTGGTGGTGCCAAGCAGGTCATCGCCAGCGGTGGCAGCTTCAGTGCCCTGGCAACGACGAATCGTGCCAGTAACATCGGAGCCGTCATTACCAGCGGTGGCATGCACCTCGCGGATGCTGACCACTTCGCACTTCACCGGAGCGGTGAAGAACTGGACATCGGCCACAGAAGAGGCGATGTAGTGGGTGGCAGTGATGTACTGCTCAGTGGACAGTTCAAACTGGGAAGGTTGTGCCATGATTAGTTACCTCAATCCATGTTGGAGGTATTGGTGGCGCGCACGATGCCGAGGTTCTTCAGCTCGTACACCTTCGACCAGTTGCTCACGGTCTCCAGCTGAGCGCGGGTGGGGTTGGTGGTGGTCACCCCCCACTTTGCGCCAACGGGGTGATAGCAGTAGTGCAGGTCGATCGACATGGCATCGCTCTTGGCGAGGATGTCACGGTCGGTCTCAGTCTGCATTGCCATCTGCTCGCCACTGGCAACAGCGCCAGCAGTGAAGAAGTAGGTGGCATATTCGGTCGAAGAACCGCTGCCATCGGTCTGCACATCGTCAGACACGATCACACGCAGGCCCATGTAGGTGGGCACGCTCACGGGACCGTATGCGGAGGCAATGCTGCCACCCACAAAATCAGTCACGCTGGAGGTGAGACGGGCATCAGTCTCGGTCACGTAGTCGATCGCCTTACGCTCAACCAGGTCGTAGTAGACCTTAGAGTGCATGGCAACGGCAGCCAGCTTGTCGCCCTGGTCGCCCAAGAGCGCGCGGGCTTCAGCCACGTGACGGGGGCTCAGCACAGTCGGGGTATCGCCCGATTCGCCGTCGATGGTCAGACCAAAGAAGGCGGCAGAGCTGCTGGTAGCGCCCAGGCTGCCGAACACACCGCCGAGGCAGGACAGCAGGTCCTTCTGGCGCTGGTTGGCAACATAGTCGGCAATTTTGGCACCGATGGCGGCCATGGGGTCAGCGCCTGCTGCCAGGGCAGCAAGGTCGCGGGCCTCGAAGGCACGACCGCGGTGCAGGATCACGCCGACTTGCTTGTCAGCAGTGATTTTGCCGGGGGTCAGACTGGTGCTGTCAGACAGCACTTCAAAGTCGCCGGAAAGGTTGGCTTTCCAGAAAGGCACGTTGATAAAATCACCGCCCTCCGTGGCATTCAGCTCAGCCATCGGCTGCACCACACCGGAAGCCAGGAAGGCATCACGCTGGGTGGTCTGCTCGATGACATACGGCGTAAATACCTCGGGGATGATGATGTCAGAGCGAAGAGTCGCCACGACAGATCCTCAAGATTGGTTTACGGTTGTGGGCGTAGCCCCAGCGGCTCGGCGTAGCCTTGCGCACTTACAGCTTCATCTTACATCGATTTGGCTGCAGCTTTCATTCTCTCATACAGATCGCGGTCGGTCCGGAACAGTCGCGATTGCTCAGTGAGGTTGAAATGCTCAGGCGTGAATGGATTTTTCAAGCCGGTCGGCATTTCGCTCGAGCCTCGATTAGTCGGTGCCCCGCTGCCCTGGGGCTTGGGTTGTTTTTGCATCCATGCGGGCAACGTCTTTGCCCATTCCTGAACCGGAATGCGCTGGTAGCCGTCCACCACCACGACAGTGCCATCCTGCTCGCGTTCGATCTTGTCGGCGCTGAGCTTGGTCTTGAGGATCAAATCGGGGTCGTGCACAACATCTGCCAGCGCTGACACTGCAGGACTGACAAGCTCTAATTCCCGGACGCGTGCTTCGAGCTCAGAGATCCGCTTGTCTTTCTCAGACGTGACTTCGCGGAATTGCTGCTCCAATGCCTGGCGAGCTTCGTTGTACTTGCCTTGGCTCTCGAGTTCTTCTTGCTCTTTGCGGCGCTTGAATTCGAGCAGCTCGTTGATATCGACACCATCCGGCACGGGTGGCGCCTTAGATTTCAAGTCCTTGATCTTGCCGATCAATTCGTGGTTTTTGCGCTCAAGCGCTTCGATGCTGCGCTTCAGGCCAGTGAGATCTTCACTATCAGTCGCCGTAGGCTCCTGAATGATTTCGTCAGACATGAATGACCCGTAGGGCTATTTCAGACGCATCTTAACTGATCACTTTTTGCCGCGCTTGCCCTTTTTGGGCACGCCAGCTTGGCGCAGTGCAATCGCAAGTGCCTGTTTCCTGCTCTTGACAGTCGGTCCTTTGCCTGGCCCAGGTTTGCCGCTGTGAAGCTGACCGGCCTTGAACTCGGACATCACTTTGCCGATCTTGGCTTGCTTTTTGCTCATATCTTTAGGCATCGATCTTGCCGTAGCGGCGACGCAACTGATCCAAGGTTAATTCCGACCCGTCATCTCGCACTAACTTCGCCATCGCATTGTCGGCGCCATACTCTTGGGTCAGCTTGTCGAAGTAAGCGACCTTCGATTTGCCCAGCACATCGGCCTTGACTGATGCAGGCTGGTCGTAGAGCCACTTGCCATATGTGGTGTTGGCGGGCACTGGCCCGTCCATACTTGCCCTGCGGCCTGCCGCTGGTGGTACGAAGTCGTATCCGGCCTCTTTTAGGCCTTCATAATCCACGATCGGCACCGTGGTGCTGCGGCAGTTGAAATGCTGCGGCGGCATCGGCCCCTTGCCATACTCGAATTCCTTACCATCGAGTGCCCGGCAGATCGGTGACGTCTTGGTGTCGAGCGTGGCTACATACTTGTACTTTTTGGTGATATCTTGATTGGCCTCATACACCTGCTGGCTGGCTGTGTTCGCCACCTGGTTGATGCTGGTTCTGACCAGCGCCATGATCTGATTGTCCGCAACAGCAGTTGATTGGCCACCGGCTGCGATCAGCTGCCGCACGGATTTGGCCTCTTCGCCAAATTGCAAAGAGCCAATCAGCTTCTTGGCAATCTGCGGCGTCGTCTCGCCCGACAGGAGACCCGTCCGTACCGTTTGACTAAATCTCTCGGCCTGGTCTATCGCCAGGCCCCGGAAGGCCTTCTCGACAGTCTTTCCGTTGGGCAGCGTGATAGTGGTGCCTTGTGAGGCAGTCAGGCTGAATGTTTGCGGCGCGCCCTGGACTGCAGCCACCAAATCATCACTCAGTGTCACCACATTGATTTGCGTTGGATCCGCAGTGACCACAGACTCTGCGAATTGCGGGCTGATCTCTACTGTGTTGACCAGTCTGCGCGCGTCTTTGGGCAGAGCTTTGCGCAGCTGCTCGGCCACGAACTCAGACTGCAATTCTGCCAGCCCTTGCAGCTCACTGGTGGCCAGTTCTGTGCTATCGCCCGCCCAAGTTCCCAGGCTCTCTTTGAGTTGCTGCAGAATGCCGCGCAGCCTTGCGGCCTTATTTGGTGCCGACAGCTCATCAATGCTGCGTAGCTGATCTACAGCATTGATGATCATGTCGTTGTAAGCGTTGATGATGCGTCTGGCCACGCTGTTGCTGTAGCGATTCAGATCGATCGCGTTTCGATACAGCGCTGCCGGTACAACCATCAATCAAGCCCAAACTCTGCAGGATCTAAATCACACATCACAGTCACATCAGCACCACATTGAATAGCCTGCGTGACTGCAGCCATAAAAGCTTCATAGCTGTTGTTGGTACGCTCAACGATTTGAAATTCATCTACCTCTTGGGGCTTGCCCTCTTTAAACCAGCTGAGCCGCACCACAGCGAAGATGTGATCAGGCAATGGTTTGCGGCTATATCCCAGTGTTTGGCGCCGAGGTGGCCGCGGCTCCAAGGGATCTGTGACGTCCACAATGTGGTCTGTCATCATTCTTCGATCGGCGGCATCTCTTCTTCGATGCTGGGCGGTTCCACCGCAGGGCCCTCCATCTCGATCAGGCCACCGGACTGGGTGGCCATGATTTCTTCATCGGTGTCGAAATCGTCGCCCAATACTTCGCCCTGTGCGAGTTGATCGAGCAACGTCTTCTGGGTGATAGTGCCTGCGGTGTAGAGCTGCAGCAGTGCCAGCTGCTCTGCGGGGTCAAGCTTGGTGCCCACAAAATCGCGGTTGACCAGACAGCTGCCAGCCTGCGTGATATTCAAATAATCGGCATGGAACTGCAGACAATTGTCGATCAGATCTTGCACCTGCTGAGCAATCACCATCATGGTGCTGTCGCCTTGACTCCGGTCAATCCGCTTGGCTTCGGCAGTCTCTGCTGACAACTTCTGACCAAGCACTGCAGACAAGCCAAGCTCGTTGATCTGTTTTTCAAGCTGTTCCATGCGGCGGAATTGGGAATCGAAGCTCGACCCACCGGGCTCGATGTATTCGGCGCGCCCCTCTGCTGGGAATGCGATCGCCTCGCCAGGCCCTGCTGATACCTCCTCGGCTGCGGATGGGAATCCGAAGAAAGCCAGCATTGGCACTGCCGAAATGTGCAGCTGGTTGTCAAGATCGCTCTGCACCTGGTACATCTTCAAGTTCAGCTCTGCGATGTCCTCTAGCGGCGGCCTCGAATCCATGAACCCAACGCGGTTGGCGTAAGCCACCGTGAATGGGATCTCAGACAGGCTTGTTCCACCCTGCTCGGTGCGTGCCCACTCAGATTTCTCGTTGCGCTGCCAGATCTCGTATTCACCAGGCTTAAGGACGCGCACCTGGTCCACCTGCTTTTCGCCCCAATCGCCATCGGGTAGTATCACAGATTCGCGCAGGCGTAGCTGTGTCAGGCGCTGCGAACCATTAGCCTGCTCGGTGCGCCACCCGAGGATGTCTCGCGGCGTGTAGGTGACCCAATAGGGGCGACCCTCGCCACCCTGCGGCGCGTCCACCAGCACACCTACGTGTCCGTACCTGACCAACTTGCGAGCGGTCTCGTAAGTCCACACGTTCAGGTCGTGGCCCTGCAGGTCAACATCAAACAGGTGCTCTCGCACGACATCATCGACATTTTCGAGCCGCACGGGCTTGCGGGTGAGCATGCCCGCAAGCATCCGCTCGAGCCGTTGGTAATACGGCGGGCACACACTGCGCGCCAGGCGGTTGTCGTAGCTTTCGTCGAGTTCCCTAGGTTCTTGGGGAAGATATCTACGATGCTTCCTCCGCATGCCGTAGGTGCCCTGCATTAGGTCCTCGATCAGCACCCAATGCGGCTCTTGAGCAGCCCAGGTTGAGTTCGTGTCCCCGACATTCGCGACCCTGCTGAACACGGCACGGTCGTAGAACCTGTATCCGGTGTAAGTCATCCGTCGCGGCTGGGCTTTCTGCGATTCTACGTGAAATTAGTAAAGCCTGATTCCGGTGCCGCGTCCGGCATTTGCGTGAAGTGGGTTGAACTCACGCCAGACCAGATAGCCCAGCGCGTCATTCATGTGGTCGAATCCGGCGTCCTTATCAGGCTCGCCCTTGTCTGTGTAGCTCTGCAGCTCCAGAGATTCGATCAGCCGAACACACTTATCGAGAATCTGGATCCTTGTTTCTCCACGCCCATTCTCCAAAAGAGCCTGAACAGCAGCCACCCGATCGCGTATGGGGGGATTACTCCGTGGGGATTGATTTTTAAACCCGTAAGATTCCAGGATCGCGATGTCCGTCTGCGTGGCATTGGTGCTGCGATTTCCACCCGAAGCATCTGGGTACATGTAGACCGGATGCGCAGGATATCTGGCCCTGATCTCCTTGGCAATTGCGTCGGTGTCATGCGCCCCGCTGACTTCATCTACGACGAGCAGCTCATTGCCACGGCGCACGGCAATCACGGCTGACATATTGCCCACGTTGAAGTCGATGCCCACGCGCAATGGCTCCACGGCTGCGCTGTCATACGGCGTCTGGGTGACATGCTTAGCCCGGTTGAACCGGTCGTAGACCTGGCCGGTGTTGAGATTGACAAATTGACCATCGAGGTACGCCCTAATCAGCTGCTCGGGGTAATTGGCCATCAAAGAGTCGATGAATCCCTCTGGCAGGTGTGGGTTGTCCTGAGTGCGCGCCCGTATCAGATGCCTGTCGGGGGCAGTGTTTTTCTCAAATGTCTCCCAGGCCCACCCAAAGCCCTCCGGCGTGGTTGCCACATAGAACTGCTGCACATTGCCCGAGCGCAAACGGGCTAGTGCCATCCGGGCCGCTTGCTCGGCAACGCGTCGATTGGCCGTGTCTACCTCGTCAAAGCCGATCGCACACAGGTTCTGGCCCCTGATGCGGTTCCAGGTCTCCATGGTTCGCAGCAGGATCGTGTGATCACCCTCCCTGAAGTGCAACACATATTCGGGCAGTGGGCTGACCCTGAAATCAAATGGCAGCCCCAGCCACTCGAGCATGTCATCTAGAGAGCGCATCAGAATGTCGCGCAGCATCGGCGCGACAGGCTCAAACAGGGCAGACACGTAGCCAATATTGGCCGCGGCGATATTGATGGCTTTTGCACACAGGCCATACGTTTTGCCTGCGCCAAATCCGCTGACCAGCCCAAGGATCCGGTGACCGGTGTTGCTGCAAAACTGCGCCTGGTGTGGCAGCAGTGTGCTGTTGAGCTTTTCGAGAATCTCTGCTGAGTTTGGCCCGCTGTGGCTGGGCCCGGCAAGGATGTTGCCACCGGCGACATAGTCCAGGATGCCGGGCATTGTGTTCTGCGCTGTAATGGCTGTGATCTTAATTTAGGATCATGTCTGACATGTCTGATGTGAAAGAATTCATCGACATGGCAGCGCGGTATCCGCTGCTGACCCAGCAGCAAGAGATCGAGCTTGGGCGGCGCATCCAATTGTGGCTCAAGCACCCAGATCCTCCACGGGGCCTGGTCAGATCGGGTCGGCGCGCCCGTGATCAATTCGTCTGCTGCAACCTACGCCTTGTAGTGGCAGTTGCTAAGAAGTACCTCAGGCGCATTTCGGGCACGAGCATTACTTTTGCCGATCTGCTCCAGGAAGGCACGATCGGCTTGCAACGTGCTGCTGAAAAGTACGACCCTGAATGCGGCTACAAGATGTCCACCTACGCATATTGGTGGATCCGCCAGTCGATCACCAGGTCGATCGACATGAAAACCGGCATGATCCGGATCTCTAGTGGTGCCAAGCGCAAACTACAAAAATTCCGTGAAGCAGCAGCGGAAGGTGGCACGATGACCGAGATATTGGACCGGGCTGGGCTGACTCAGCGTGATTTGAAGATCGTTGAGCA